AAACGTTTGATGATCCTGCTGCAACTGATGTGCAACCTGATATTCCATCCCCTACTCTACCACATCCTTTGCCATTTACAAATACGGTTGTACTCCCTGTTGCAATTGGTGCAGAATGACCAGGACAAGGGGAACCTGGTAATAAATGTCCTGTATTATTATCGCCCTGACGAGAGATACCTATACCATTACAAAAGACGTTAGAAGAACCTCCTGCTCTAGTCATACCAGAACAATGGGTTACATCTGCGTCTCCTATTCTTGTTACAGCGGGCATTACTTTCTCTCCCTTGATACTAGTTCTTGTAAGTATTGAGTATACTTGCTCATTTCATGATGCTGCTCCTCTGTATGAGGAGGTTCGGGTGACACTGGAGCAAACTCAATCAAGTGATCAAACTCGTCGGGAAGGTCACCACATCTATCGTATTCGAGGATCTTACCCTCGTCCTTTATTACGAACTTTCCTTCCAGATTTTCTAACATAATACTTTTTAGGTATTTAGAGACCTACGCGGTCAGAACGCGGTTTTGGGGTTTTACCCAAAAGTCCCTACATTATGTGCTTTACGCATCGGTGGATACTTAAACTTTAAACGAACTGGAATCGGTCTCTTAGTCACCTGTAAGTATATCCGTAGTAATGTTTCAGTATCTACCAATTGACATCACCATCGCTCATCTCTATAAGTTGTGTAATGCATTTATCGTGGTCACATACAACATCAACAAGTTTCTCATATTTACTTTCTGGTTGTCTCTTCATGTAAAGGTTGTAGTTAGATAGTTTCTCCTCTAACTCTCCTACCTTATCTGTGAGCATGTCTATTGCTTTCCACGCTGCAGACTGTCTCATAATTAGTTCTTCATATTTCCTATCGACATGTGAGAAGTAATCACCTGACATCAAATTTCCTCCTTGAATACTAGTTGTTCATTATTATCATAGTTTAATCTCCAATCATCCGTGATGACATAGTAACCAATAATACTAGAACCATCACACCTATAACCGTATCCTCGAACTTTTTGTCTTACATCATCTATAAGAAATGTCTTAGTTCCATTAAGGTACGTGGAAAACCGTTCGTCGAGACGGATCATAGGTCGGTGTGGAAAAGGTCAACTTGTGATATTTATTGTATCACGATATCCACACATATGTCAACACTTCACAGTTATTGATAAATGTATCCCACAGTATTGGGAGGTAAATCAGTTAACGGTGTGAGTCTGTCTTGGTGTTTCTCTATACGTCTACCCTTTGTAGGAGTGTACATAAACTCTCTCATGTTCTCAGCGATCTTGCCTTTCTTGTGTTTAGTGTATGCTTCTTTCATCGTCCAGAGATCGTAGAATATCTCCTTGTCATCAGTGTGTTCAAACTTATGGAAGTACCTCTGAGATATCTTTCCAAAGGGGCGATCTTTCATATACTCAATGTCAATACCAATCTGTTTTGTAGATACAGCAACGACGCTAAAGATATGACTGTCCGATTTATTCCAATGCATCGTTATAGGTTCTCTACAGTCTAACTCTCTGCTAGACAGAAATTCCCTCATGGCAAATCTTATCAGACCGCCAGAGGGATGATTAGGTTCATTGATGTTACTGAAGAGGTATACGTGTGTGTCCTCTGTGCAAAAAATTCTAGGGGGCATATTTTGGAAAAATTTTTTATTTTATATCACGCTCGCGGATGCAAGACTTTATAGATTAGCTCTCTGGGACTCCTTTAAAACGCCCCCCCGCCCGCGAACTGGGTTAGGGGACTGGGTGAGGTCGTGGACTTACATAGATAGAGGTTCGACTTAAAGAGACTAAGACCATTTAAACTGTAGTAATGCTTCTACAAATGCGTTGCTCACCCGTGCCTATCTAATGCCACGCTGCCTAGAATGGGCAATCGTCAGGGACGACAAACTCTGGTTTCTCACCTGACAACCACACTGCTCGCTGCTCGTCCTGCCACTCCATGTGTGCTACACGCTTGAGCATCTCATCAACGTGAGTCTTTTGCATCATCTGCTCATATGTTAAATCATGCTCTAGCATATACTCTGTATATACTATGTCACGATATAACCCCGTGCTGAGAGTATCCATATATAACCCCCCCCCTATATGATGCCTACTGCACCGAGGTCACCATAGCAACCCTCGACTACACGCTTGCCATTTAGGGCATACCAGACAACCTCGGCATAACCATAGTCCTCTGAAATGCTAAGGCATAACTCGTCAGCGAACTGGTGACTAAGCACTGGTTCTTGAATGTTTGTATTTGGAACTTCGATAAATCTTTGAATTTGCATAATCTAAAATGTGATGTAATTGCTTTGTATATCCTTATTATAACCCCTATATGGGCAGGGGGTGGATAAACCCCCCATACTGTAACAATCGTTAATAATCGTTTTTGATGTCTTGGATTAACTCGGTTAACTCGTCATAATCTGCCATTGTCCACGCTGCACCATCTGGTGTTTGTAGCATGTTGAATTCTTGCATTTCGATGATGAAGTCGAACAAGTCATTGCATCTAGTCGCGATGCGGTATAGTCCCTCATCGTTATTAATCCATAATGCACAGTTCCAAGTAGTCCAGTTTGACCAACCATTGTATTCGCCTGTTGGTCTGTTGGTGTTTAGTTCTTGTTGAAGAGTTAAAGTCATGTTTGCTTTAATTGTTTTGTTATTACCAGTATAGCAAATATGCCCCGTATGTCGAGGCACAAATGATACAACTTATGGTTCATAGAAATAGTCGTCCTCACCTCCGAATGGGGACGCTTCATAGACTGTCGAGGCGTCTATATTCTGTTTGAGGTTTGGATCATAAAGTCTTATGGATAGTTCGGCATCGTCTGCAGTGCCTACCCATCCCTTGCGGTCTAATGCTTCGTCTATTATGTTCCATACCTTATGGACTTCATTGTCATTTAAGAATGAGCAAATGTTCCAGTATCTGTCCATTAATAACTCCTATAAGGGTGAATGATATTACTAGTAAAGTCTAGCACGTTAGAGGTCATAATGCGAGCATTTGTCCTTAATTGAAATGTGTTTGATAGTAGGAGAGATGCTCCTACTATGATTAGTAAATTCTTCATTACTTAACCTCCATCCACTTGAACTCAGAGATAGAACCGACTTTCCAGATTGTAACTGGTTCGCCTAGCAATTCTGCCTGTCTCTCTGCGTGACGCTTTGCATCTGCGAAGTGGTCATTGTGGAATACGTCTGCCCATATCTTGACTTCGTTTCCGTAGTGTGAAGGTTGGATTGCCCAAGTAGTCATGTTGCTCTGTGGTGTGAATTGTTTGTATATACTTATTATAACCTCATCTAATGCGTTTATGAGGTTGGAAGTGTGCATGTTAATAAATTGTAACATAGGTCAGCTGCCTCGGATTAGTGCCTATCGCTAATCCAGAGAGTGCCTCCAGTCGGTTGTTCTAGTGGTTCAAAGTCACGCTTTGCCATATCGTGCAATACTGCCATAAGCACGGGATCTTGCATTGCTGACTTGTTCATTAGAACACGTCCGTCGAACATTGGTGTTAAATCTTTGTTGAACATAGAACTCATAGTGGTTTGTTTCATACCTCTATTATAAAGGATTAGTCAGATTCTGTCAGTATCTTTTGATACTCTGCGTATGTCAATAGTATACCGTTGATTTCTACGTCAGCGGGATAGAATCCGAAGTGCTGATAGTGATCATATGCATACTCTGCAATTAGTTCTTTCATGATAGTATACGTGCTGCCAGTCTGATATCTAGGAATGAGGTGAGGAAATAGGCGATTAAGCGAATCGCCTCACGGATGTTGATAGTTTCTGTCATCTGAATGTGAGTAAGGGGACTGGTGTAGCATTGTACATTATAGCATCTTGATTAAATGCTTTCTTGTAGAGATTGCCGACCTGCAGCAATGCATCTACAATTGCGGGGTCATCCGTGGTGACGCATATAGTCTTAGAACGTTCTAGGGTGCCTTTGTATATGCCCATGCTGTCTGTAATAGTTGCGAACTGCAGCAGCGGTAGGACCTGGTCGTTTAAGAATGTCATCCACATTTGGTTAGTAACTGTCCCCGCGTTGGGAATGTTCATGCCAAGGGTGATAGAATGAGATTGCATCATAATGTGTTCTCTAGTGATCTAGATCCATTCTATACGATTAGGGGACGGGTGACGATGTACATTTTATACCATGTATCATTCTATACAATGTATAATATGTACATAGCGTTTTTCTGGGATTGCCTTTATAATATTACTATACACATAAAGGAAAACCAAACATGAGTTGCCTACAAAACGAAATCTTATTAGAACAATGCTTCGAGGAAGCAGTCGAGGACTTCTGTACCTCTAACAAACTCACACCTCAAATGTTCGCTACTATAGAGAACCACTTAGGTGTACAAATAGCATTAGACAAACTTGCTAGACAAAAGTTCGAGGGCATGATCCAATGACCCTTGACACTAAAAAATTAAGAGTATTCAAACTCACTGATGACCAACTTGACATGCTTGTAGAATCTGTAATGCTTGCCTATGAAATGGACATTGACGAGCGTAACGACTACGACAGAGACGAGTTCGACAAAATGGTTGACGAGGTAGTAGGTTCGTATCGTACGCAATACCTCTAAGTATCATTTGTACTACCAATTTCAGCGATTATTCGCTACAATATAATTAATTCAATACAGCATTTATGCCAAATCACTGCTACAACCGAGTCACATTCTACAGTGACGATACAACAGTAATTCTAAGATTACATGAGATATTCAAAACTGCACTTGATCCAAATGACGAAAGAACTGTCTTTGGTCAGATTATCCCCGAACCAAACTGGGAAGAAATACCTCTAACTGCAGAGACTATACAAGACTACTCATGGGATAAACCCAAAGGCGAGGTAGGTGAAAAACCTGTAATGGTTATTAATGAAGATAAACCTTTCCTTAACGGATTGCGTTTCAAATCTACTGATAGACAAGATGATAGATGGTATAACTGGCGAGTCCAAAACTGGGGCACTAAGTGGGATTGCTATGACCTCAGCATTGACGACTGCGACATGCCAAACGGATTCGAGTTAAACTTCAATACTGCTTGGTCACCTCCCGAAGAGATATGCTATGCTCTAAAAGAGAAATTCGACAACCTTTCCGTCTCATGGTTCTATGATGAACCAGGTTGTGAAGTAGCAGGGTATCTATAAATGGATAGAGAATTGCTAACCGAACTCAAAGAGTTCTTAACAGAGAGAATGGTGGATAATATGTCCACCAAAGACCTCGTTGAATACGTCTCTAATGACCTATTCAACTATTTTGACAAACTAGGCGAGCATGAGTTCTTAGAGGAATGTCATAACTACTGGGACGACTCATTCGACGAAGTAGTAGAAGAGGTTAAAGACTATATGAAGTGCGACTTCAAACGAGAACCAGGAAATACAGTTCGTCACCCATAGTTGTATAGAATGATACAGCAGGTCAGCTTGATCTGCTGTATACTAGTAATATACAGAGTTGGGTCGCTCTTTAAATCTTCGTCACTCAAGCAGCCGTTTTTTATAGTCAGCTGACCTCATGTATCATTTGATACCATGTATAATATGTACATAGCGTTTCTGGTGGTGATGGTTTATGATATAAGAGTAAATCAAACATAGGTGTAAACTTTATGTCAACTAACGCTAGAATAGGTTATGTACTTTCCGACGATTCCATTGTTTCTGTTTATCATCATTGGGACGGTTACCCAGAGTGGTTGGGCGTAACCCTCAAGCAACAATATAATACAGATGAGAAAGTCAGGGAACTCATCGACGGTGGCAATATGTCTTGCTGCTACTCTGATAATGAGTTTGACTTCGACAAACAAGAATATGTTAAAAGGGATCCCGCACCCTCTTACTATGGCGGTGACAGCGAGGCACCAAAACTCTTTCCAAACTTAACCGAACTATCACGGGTTAATGATGGTTCCGAGTACCTATACTTATTTCTTAAGGGTAGGTGGGAATGTTACTCAATAGATCAGCATTATGACGATGATTACAACATTGTTAATACTACGATCCAAAACCTACAAATTCCAGACGATTACCCC